AAAAGGAAACATCGTGCAGTTCACTTCTAGAAACCTTTCTGAGGGCGCAACCGGAAGCGACGTTAAGTTCTTCCAGCGTCAGCTCAATGACATTGCTGGGCAGGGTCTCCTGCTGGACGGCTACTATGGTCCGAAAACAACAAATGCAGTAAAGAATTGGCAGAAGTTCTTTAAGAAGACAAGTGATGGTAAAGATCTTGTTGTTGATGGGAAGCTTGGACCTCTCACACAGCAGTCTATCATTGAAGTTTCTCTGATTACTTCGTGATTTAAGAAAGTTGACACCAAATGGAAAGTAGTATTCTACTTAGTGTGAAGAAAAATTTGGGCATCTCTTCTGAGTACACGGCTTTTGATCCTGATCTTATCACTCACATTAATGCCGTGTTCTCGATCATTCATCAATTGGGCATTGGACCAACAGCTGGCTTCACCATTGAAGACGCAACGTCAAAATGGGAGGACTTTCTTCAGAATAGTTCGACCATTGTAAACCTTATAAAGACCTACATGTATCTTAAAGTTCGATCTTTGTTTGATCCACCTTCAACATCGTACCATTTAACCGCTATGAAAGACTTAGTGTCGGAGTATGAGTGGCGCTTAAACCAACTTCGAGAAGAGACAACGCCATGGTCGGAACCAACGATGCCGTAGACAAAAAGGATGAGAGAATCACGTCATTTCGGCAGAGTAAATGGCAAAGATTCGATCCAGAGTTTGCTGAAATGATAAGAACAAAGTATCCATCTATTTGGAGACTCGGTGGAAACATTAAAGGTAACGATCAGTTTCGTAAACTTTACCCGATTACTCAACGTGGAGGAGCCGCTAACTCTGATATGGAGATCAGCGCACTTGAACTTCGAGAGGCATGGGTGGCACGACACTATGAAGACTTTCGAATTGCTGGCGTGATTGCACAAATCAAGTGGCTTGCTGTTGGAAGTCGCGGCGAACAGTACATGAAAAACTTAGTTCGAGAAAGAATGAAAGCAATGGATGAAGTCAAACATGAAGTTACAGTAGCTGAAGCACAGGACTATCTAGAGCACTTCGGCGTTAAAGGCATGCGCTGGGGTGTGAGAAACTCAAAACCTGGTGGACCTATAAGTGCCGTAACCGGACAAAAAGTAAGTCGAAAAGATGAGAAGTACGCGGTTCAAATGTGGAATTTAGCTGGAAATAAAGCTGTTCGAAACGCGGTTGTTGAAAAAGCTCGAGGCGGTGCTGAAAAAATCAACGCCGATCCAAAGTATAAAGGTAAAGACAAAGACGGTAGTTCTGCCCGTAAACAATACCTTGATGCTCATAGAAAAAATCTCGAAGATGCTTTTGATGAAGTTCTTAGCGAGGCCTGGTCTGGTTATCAAGGTGGAAAGTCTCCGTCAGGAAAATTCAAAGTTTCAATTGGTATGGATGGCGATTCCGTATATGGTATGACAGACTATCTTAAAGTAAGCATAGCCGACTAATTTGCTGGAGGTCAAAATGTCTCAAAAAGAGATGATAGTTAGATTTGTAACTGATAAAGACGGAATGATCACCGACTACATATTTGAAGACTCAGAACTCATGCAGTCTAGCATGCAACACGCAGCAGCTCAAAAAGAGATGATAGTTAGATTTGTAACTGACAAAGACGGAATGATCACCGACTACATATTTGAAGACTCAGAACTCATGCAGTCTGACTTCTTTGATAGCATCGACGACTATATCGAACACTTCGGCGTCAAAGGAATGCGTTGGGGTGTGAGAAAAGATCTTTATGAGGGTCGAACAAAGTATGGCGATGCCGCAAGAACTTTAACCGACCAGGAGTTGGCTGCTCGGGTTAAAAGACTTGAGATGGAAAAAAAGTATAATGAACTTCGCCGACCAACTTTAGCGCGAGGAAGAACAAAAATCAAACGGGCTTTAATTAAAATGACTGGAGAAACCGTAAATACTCTGGCTAAAGAATCTCTTATGAGAGAAGCAAGAAAAGCACTAGGAAAAAAAATGACTCAAACAGCGGCTAGAACCGCGGCCAGAAGTGCAACAACAATTATCAATCCTGGAATTACGTCATTCACTTAGTACGAAAATAAAAAGGAGCTGGCTATGACACTATCTAATATAGCCACGCCTCGTTACTATTTTGATTTTCGACAAAAGGTTCTCTCTGGAGAAATTCCTGTTAATAGAGAGATTTCTCTAGAGATGAATCGCATCGATGATCTTATCGCCAATCCTAATATTTATTATGATGACATGGCAGTAGAAGGTTTCGTAAAGTATTGTGAGAATGAACTCACGCTAACAGATGGTAGTGATCTACATCTTCTTGACTCCTTTAAAGTCTGGGCGGAACAAATTTTTGGATGGTACTACTTTGTTGAAAGAAGTGTCTATCAGCCAGGACAAGAAGGTAGTCGGGGCAGCTACGTTAAGAAGATGGTCAAGAAAAGACTGACCACAAAACAATATTTGATCGTAGCGAGAGGCGCTGCAAAGTCGATGTATGCGATGTGCATACAAAGTTATTTTTTAAACGTCGATACCTCAACTACTCATCAAATCACAACAGCTCCAACAATGAAGCAAGCTGACGAAGTAGTATCACCTTTTCGAACAGCCATTACTCGGTCAAGAGGTCCGCTCTTTAAATTTCTTACTGAAGGTTCACTTCAGAACACAACTGGCTCTCGAGCAGAAAGAGTAAAGCTAGCTTCTACAAAAAAGGGCATTGAAAACATGCTCACTGGATCTCTTCTTGAGATTCGACCGATGTCTATTACAAAACTTCAGGGTCTTCGACCAAAAATCTCAACTATCGACGAATGGCTATCTGGTGATATTCGAGAAGATGTAGTCGGTGCCATTGAACAAGGCGCATCAAAACTTGATGACTATTTAATTCTTGCGATTAGTTCGGAAGGAACTGTGAGGAACGGTTCTGGAGATACCATCAAAATGGAATTGGCTTCAATTTTGAGAGGCGACTATCAAGCACCGCATATTTCGATTTGGCACTATAAATTAGATGATGTTGAAGAAGTTGCAAATCCTGAAACATGGTTGAAAGCCAACCCTAACCTCGGCCAAACAGTAACATATGATGTGTATCATCTTGATGTTGAGCGAGCCGAAAAAGCACCAGCATCGAGAAATGATATTCTGGCGAAGCGGTTTGGAATTCCAATGGAGGGGTACACCTACTTTTTCACCTACGAAGAAACAATACCACATCGGGCAAGAGAGTTTTGGGGAATGCCATGTTCTCTTGGAGCAGACTTATCGCAAGGCGACGACTTCTGTGCTTTTACATTTTTGTTTCCGCTTTCAAATGGATGTTTTGGTGTAAAAACAAGAAGTTATATTTCGTCGCTTACTCTGATGCAACTGCCAGCGGCGATGCGAGCAAAGTACGAAAGTTTTATTGCCGAAGATAGTCTTCATGTTCTTGAGGGAACCGTTTTAGACATGATGGAAATCTATGACGATTTAGATCAGTTTATTCAAAGATCAGAGTATGATGTAAGAACGTTTGGCTTTGACCCATACAACGCAAAAGAGTTTGTTGCTCGATGGGAATCAGAGAATGGTCCCTATGGTATTGAGAAAGTTATTCAAGGCGCAAAGACAGAATCGGTCCCTCTCGGAGAATTAAAGATTCTCAGCGAACAAAGAATGTTGATATTTGATCAAGATCTTATGAGTTTTGCAATGGGTAACGCAGTTACTCTGGAAGACACAAATGGTAATAGAAAATTATTTAAGAAACGAAAAGATGAAAAGATCGATAACGTCTCAGCATTAATGGACGCATATATTGCATACAAATCACACAAAGACGCATATGAGTAGGAAAGATGGATGAATTAGAAATCGATCAGCTAGGAGACTATCTCGAGCACAACGGTCTTTCGGACGATGAGATTGATGAAGTTTTGGCTCACTTTGGAGTTAAAGGCATGAAGTGGGGCGTTCGAAGAGATAACCGAGCAAATCTTTTAGTAAAAGTTGGAAAAAAAAGAGGCGACGACGGTTTTGATAGATTCCGAGCCGGACTCGATCTAGCAGGCCATCCCATCGATCTAATAAAAGGTCGTGGTCTTAGAGGAGGTTCACTTCGACGAGGAGAACGCCTACTTGCCAGAAATAAAAGAGTTCGAGAAGGAAACGCAAGTATTAAAGATTTTCTTTTATACTATGGCGGAACCAAAACAATAGATTTTCTACCGACGCGAAGAGGTAGAAACTATACGGGTTATGCTCCAGCCACTGATGCCGTTGATAAAGCACTCAGATTTAGTGGAGCTACCGCTATTACAGCTCTTTTAAATGCAAATTAAAATCAAAAACTTTTTGAAAGGAAGATAACATGAGTGTTCATAAAGCAAACATGCAGGCGGTGCTAGTTTCGCAGCCGAGCATCAACCAGAATCAGGCAGTTGAGGAGCTTGCGGTTTTCGCTAGCAATGGCGTTCCGGTTATTTTGGCGCCGACAACAACAG